AGGCAAGAGCATCGCTTCGGACACCGAGATGAAGAGCGTGGAATGTCCTACCTGCAAGTCAATGTGCAAGGCAGATGAGATGGCTTGCAAAGAATGTGGCTACGACATGAAGTCTTACAACGACACTCGCATGAAGGCAGACTACTCAGACGCTCAGCGTGCGAACATGGCTGAGGCCGGACAAGCGATGCCCGGTGGAGGCTTCCCAATCAAGACGGTGGCTGACCTCAAGAACGCCATCCAAGCCTTCGGTCGTGCCAAGAACCCAGCCGCCGCCAAGGCTCACATCAAGGCTCGCGCAGCTGCTCTCGGTCGCGAAGACCTGATCCCTGAGAACTGGAAGACCCTAGAAGGCGAGACCGAGAAGGTGGAGCACAACGCCGCCGACCTCGAGGCCGTCCGATCAAGCATGATCGCCCTCATCGTTGCTGAACTTAACGAGATGCAGTCTGGCGAAGAGGACGAGGTGTGTGACGTTCGCAACCTACTCGTCGCTCTCCAGATCTTCCTCGACTGGTGGCAGGGCGAAGCCAACGAAGGCGAAACTAACAATCCATTCATGGAAACCGAAACAGAAGAGGACGACAACATGGCATACATGGCTATGGGCGTTAGCGCCGACATCATCAAAGCAGCATCAGCCGGTGGCGAAGAAGCCGTCGCTGAACTGCGTACCGAGATCGTCAAGGCCCTTGGCCTCGATGAACTCACCAAGACCGTGACCGACCTATCGAAAGCAGCGCAGAGGATCGAACTCCTAGAGGCTGAACTAGACCGGGTGAAGGAAATGGCTGCACCGGGAGGACCTGTCAAGTCCCGGACGCAGATGCAAACCTCCAAGGCCTTCGAGGCGGAGCGGATGCAGGCAGAGGCTTCACACTTCCGCCAAATGGCAAAGCAAATTAGCGACCCCAGTTTGTCCGCGCAATACCAACTGAAGGCCGCACAACTCGACAAAACCGCGTCCGAAATCATCGGCGCCTAACCCTTTAAGGATCTAACATGGCTCTCGCAGCTCCCTCAGTCAACGACATGTTCGCCGGCCTTCCGGCAGAGCAGCGCGTTGACCGTTTCGAGGCGTTCAAGTCCGCTATGTCTAAGTGCCACGCCGACGCCTATGCACAGGCTTCCCGTGGCGAGGTGCGCTTCGAGCGTTACCAAGGCATCGTCAAGAGCGCTTCTACCAACCCGGCTTCCCAGATCGAGGCTCTCCGTTCCGAAATGACGACCAAGGCCATGTCGCCTGAAGCCGTCGCTGAAGTTCAGGGTGCTCTCGACCGTCTCTCTGACATTCAGAAGGACTGGACGCTCACCAACCCGTTGAACACGGTGCCTTACGGCAACCTCGGTCTCGTTCCTTACGACCTTGATCCAGCGCTTGCTCTCTTGGTTCCTCGTTCATTCATCCTTCGCAACTCAATCAGCCGCATCGGTGGCATCGGTCAGGCTAAGGAATACCGTCGCATCACAGGTGTCTCGAACTCGAACACTGGTGGCGTTGCCAACCTCAGCACCTTCTTCTCGAGCGCTTCGGCCTCGACGCAGTTCGGTGGATCAGGTGGGCCTAGCCTTCAGCGTCCTAACAAGATCTCCTACGCCGCAGACCGTCACGTCGTTTCATACGTCGAGCAGGGTGTGTCGGACGAAGTCTTCATGGAAGCACAGTACGCAGGTCAGGGCTACACCGACCTCCGTCAACTCAGCCACACGGCTGCTCTCTGGGCGCACATGCTCGGCGAAGAGCGCAACTTGCTCTACAGCCGTTCATCTGGCACCGGATACGTTGGCGCACTGGCGACCCCAGTCGTCACCTCAGCCAACTTGACCAAGGCTGCTGCCACGACCACAGGCGGCACGTTCGTCGGTGGAACTGACACCGTCTACTTCAAGTTGACCTACTCATCGGGTGTTGGCGAGTCTGTCGCTACCGCTGAGCAGAGCCAAGCAGTCACCGGATCGAACAACTCGGTCACGCTGACCTTCTCGGCTATCCCAGCTGCGGCACTTGCTACGAACGTCTACTTCGGTACCGTTTCTGGCACGTACACCAACAAGGTGACATTCACCGGCTCATCGACAACGTTGCTGACCGCTGGCTCAGGCTCCTACACCGCTCCTTCTTCGGATGGTTCGGCTAACAGCCTCGGCTACGACGGCTTGCTCACGGTTCTCACCGACTCGACGCAAAGTGGTTACACCAAGCGCCTGAACGCTGTCCTCTCCACTACGGAGCCCGGCGCAGAATTTCAGGACTGCTTTGGCAGTCTCTACAGTTCCGTAATCGCGGACCCAGAGATGATCGTGACCACTGGTGCGATTCGTCGCGAACTTGCTAAGAACATCCAAACTCAGGGCAACCCCACCGGCTACCGTCTCAACCTTGAGGCTGGCTCGGATGGTGTGACCATCGGTTCGGTTGTCTCAGCAATCGCTAACGAATACACAGGCCGCATGGTTGACGTAGTAGCTCACCCATACGCGCCTGCTGGATCGGCGATCATCTGGAGCAAGACGCTTCCCTTCCCGGACAGCGGAATCAGCGAGACCACTCAGGTCGTGAATGTCACTGACATGAACGTCATCGAGTGGCCCGTCATCCAGATGTCATACGACATCAGCACGTACCAATACGGCACCATGATCCACCGGGCACCGGCTTGGTCAGGTTCCATCACTGGTATTCAGTAGTCACCCACTACTGTTTAGGTAGTTCGTCGGGGCGGTCTCTCCCGTTTCTCACCAAGCGGTTGTCTCCCCAAAAGGAGACCCCCCGACGGACGCCTAACTGCAACCGAAGGAGTCGTCTGTCAATGCCTCAACTACTTGGCCCCGAGGATGGAGCAAAGGAGGTGTCGATAGGCGACTCCGTCGTTGCGACCCGAGGCAGAGATGGCGTGTTCAACGTGGACAACCCAGCCGTCGCTACCCTCATGCGTAAGACAGGAGACTTCACGACTCGAGGCATCCGCATCGGTGCTGGATCCCCTGGCTACACCTGCACAAGCTGCGGTTTCGTTGCGATCATCAAAGACTCATGCGGTCGCTGCGGCGGCACGAACCTAGAGGCCCAATCATGAGCATCAACCCAGCAAACATCTCCTACGACAACCGAGTCCCGTACATCACCGTCACGGAGTTTCAGAACTCGCCGATCGCATCATCCATCGACTTCTCGAACCTCGTTCCTGCTGGCACGCAAGCACAGCAAGACGACGCGCTGGCTCAGTTGATCCTCATGGCTTCAGCCGAGGCCGACAACATTGTCATGGGTCCACTGGGAACAATGTGCGCCACGCTCAACACCGAGCAAGGTCGCTACCGTCAGAACCGCCAAGGCTTCTACGTCATCCACCCGGCGTACTGGCCCATCCTCGAGGTTGACTCGGTCGCCATCGGTAACGTGCCATCCGCGCAGACCTCGATCCCCGTCTCCTCGAGCAACGTCTGGATCGAGGATCGCCAGTTCACCGTTCTCTCCGGAGCCTTCAACTGGACAAGCGCCGGCCCCCTGTCCTTCGGAGCAGCTGGAGGCTCATACGGCGCTCAGGCTGACTTCATCACCTACACCTACGTCAACGGCTTCTTCAACGCCTTCAGCACCGCCTCAGTCAGTGCAGGCTCGACCTCGATCACCGTCGGCTCGACCGTAGGCGCGTACGTCGGACAGACGGTGCAGATCTGGGATGGCTTGAACACCGAGACCATCAAGATCTCGAGCATCTCTGGTCAGACGCTCAACTTCTCATCCAGCCTTCTCTACAATCATCAACTCGGAACGAACGTCTCAGTGCTTCCGGCCTCGATCAAGCAGGCCGTGATCCACCTCGTCGTCGCTGGCATCAAGCAACGTGGCGAAGGTGGCCTCGTCATCGCCGAGACCGGCGAGCCGATGAGCGTGGGCGGCAAGACCGACATGGGAAGCGAAGATCTCGCTCGCGCCGAGGAACTGCTTCACGCCTTCCTCCAAGTCTGGGGACGCTCATAATGGGTATCTACGCAGTAGGCATCGGCTTTGCGCTACTCGTCTGCGTTGGCTTCTTTATTGCTACCAAGGACCAGTAGTGTCTCGCTCCACTATCCGAGCGGCCGTCGCCTCGTATCTCTCACAGGGCGCAGGCACGTCCATTCCGTACCTCAGCAACGTCTACCCTCACCCGGCCAAGTTCACGCCAGAGGGTGACTTCTTCGTCAATGAGGATCCCGGTCACAACACCGGCGCCGTCATCTTCCTTTACATCGGCAAGCAGATGGAACGTCGAGCGGCGATGGGTGGACCGACGACTGGTCGCAAAGTGGTCGAGTACGAACTCATCATGGACTGCTTCATTCGTAGCGCCGCAGTTAAGTCAGAGAGTTGTGGAGCCGACGCCGACACCTTCCTCGATGCGCTAGTGGCTTACATCCGCGCCGACCGTAACGCCGGCACAGCTGCGACCAGCACCGGACCCTACGCCGGCACCGGCTACATCTTCCAATGGGGCGAAGGAACATTCCCCGGTGGAGAAGACATCGACATCCAAGCGCTCTACCCTCGTACCCTCAAAGGCTCAGGCCAGATCACTCAGGTCTACGCCTCAGTCCGCACCGCAGTTCTGGAGATCGCAGACGCATGACCACCTCGACCATTGTCATCAACGTCGCCGGCGTGGCTGGCCCAGTCAACGGAGTCAGTGTCACGGCTTGGAACATCTCACGTTTCGGCTATACCAACGTGCCAAGTCAAGGCACCGCCAAGCCAAGCGGCACTGCTGACGCCACAGCAACCTCAGCCGATATCGGCGCCAACGGTCAGGCCGTCCTCACCGTTCCAACCGGCTCGATCTACAACATCTGCGCCACCTACGACGGCACGAACTACTGGACGCAGAGCTCAGAGGCATTGGTCAACACCGGACCTCAGGGAGCGCAAGGCTCGACTGGAGCACAGGGTACGCAAGGTTCGACGGGATCTCAGGGCGCTCAGGGATATCAGGGCTACCAAGGTGCGGCCTCGACTGTGCCCGGCCCACAGGGCGTTCAAGGGTCTACTGGGAGCCAAGGATCGACAGGTGCTCAGGGTTCTCAGGGTGTCCAAGGTGCAACCGGCTCGCAAGGAGTTCAAGGTTCGCAAGGTAGCCAAGGCAACCAAGGAACTCAGGGCGTGCAGGGTAGCCAAGGTTCGCAGGGCTTCCAAGGATTCCAGGGCGCTCAGGGTAATC